TTGGCCATGCTGGTATCGGCGCCGGATTTAATCGCGCTCAGGCCGGTTAAATACTTGATATGCGAATAAAACATGCGCACGGTTAGCCAACTTGTGGAAGGCTGGCCGATTTCGTCCACGGCATCCACGCGGCTTTGCAGCGCGCAATGGTGACGGCGGGCGCCGGCTGTCATGCGCCTAGCCCAACCCGGTACGGCTGCATGATCGCCTTGGCGCCCATGGGTAACTCGGTGGCCGGTGCGCCCACCACGACATTTTCACGATTCTCGAAAAGATGGCCGGTCATCAGAAGTACGGCGGCCTTGACGGCGTCGTTGACCACCATGCCGGCGCAAATCTCGCGCGCCAGCGCACGGGACGCCAAATAAGCCTCTGCTGCCACAAAATAGGCAAACTCGCGCTCGGCCAAATCGGCCAGCAGATCGGCTTCGGTCATGGCTGCGGCATAGGTGGCCGTGGCTGCGGTAAGACTCGCAGGCACAGCAGCCACAGCGGCCGTTAATGCAGCCTGGTCGGCGTACACCTTGCGGTTCAGAAACTCCATGGCCGACTGCTCTGCCGCGCCGATATACAGCGGGAGAATTGCATCCTCGGCTGTGCCATCAACCCGTAGGTGCAGCTTTGCGGTGGGCAGATCAATCAGCATTTATTTTTTGCCTCGTTTGGCGGGTGCGGTTACTTTTTCGGCCTCGATTGGAATAGCCAATACTTCGGCGGGCGCTTGTTGGGCGTCCTCGTCCTTGACTTGCACGGCGGCGCCGGCATCAATGAGTTGCTGACCTCGGCTGCTGTCCATCTGGGCAATGGTGCCGGCGCGGGGGTCGGGTGATTTAAATTGGATGCGCATGATTTCCTTTCTGGCAAAGAAAAAAGGCCCAGCGAACCGGGCCTTTTTTACTTAGTGGTTACGACGGTCAGACCACGTTGCCGAAGTCGCCGTAAATGAACGACTGAGGGCGGTAAACGGCCAGCGCAAGCCGCTCTTCCGCCAAAATCGTGACCATGTTTTTGACAAAATCGTCTTCATTCTCGGTCGCAACTTCAACGCGCGCTTGCCAGCGGTCAAACACCTGGGCGCCCAGCTTGAACGCGCCGACAAGAAACTTGTCGTTGGTCATGGCTTGCGTTTCGACAACCGGCAGATTCCACAGCGAGGCGCCAATCGAGCCTTGCGGGTTGCCGATGATGTAGCGGCCCGTGGTGTCCTTCAGCATCTCGATGCGCGCCCAATCAATCGGGTTCATCACAATGCCGGTCGCTGGGTATTCAGCCAGGAACGCCTGCAACATGGCCAAACGGATGTTGTCGATGTTGGTTTCGGTGCCGGCTGGATCGAACGGGGCGACAAAGGCCGTTGCTTGCGGGATGATGCCCAGCAGGTTCTGGCCGGTGCCGTCGCCGTTCAGCAGCTGCTGCTCTTCCTTGAACGCCAGGCCGTAGCGCAGGCGACCGTCGATGTAGCTGGCCAACTGTGAAGCGTCGCTCAGGATCTGGCGCGAAGCCCTCACGAAGTGCGCGATCACCTTGGCGTTCGTGCTGATCAAATCGAATTTCAGGCTCGACTCGGCTTTGCGCACGCCCTCTGCAACAACATCTGCGTTGTTCGTGAAGCCGGTCTCCTTGACGTATTCCAGCTGGCCACCATCCATGCGGCCGGGGGTCAGCAGGTCGCGCACGGTCAGGCGGCGATTCGGCGCAGCAACAACGCCGCCAACGCGCGTGGTTTGCACCAGGTCGCCCGCAGAGCCGTCGGCATCCGTGGTCAGGGTTGTGATGGCGGCTTGATAGGTCATATCAACCCGGCCGCGCGGCGTGGTCTTGCCGGAGAAGGCTTTGAATTCGTCGCTGTTCACGAACTTCTGGCCGAACGATTCGTGTTTCACGTCACCGCCGGCGCCGTTGGCCTCGAGCTTGGCGAGTGCTTGCTCAGCATGTTGCAAATTGGCCTGCAATGTGCCCTGCTTGCTCAGCAGTTCATCCACCTTGGCGCGGGTTTCGGTGTTCAGGTCCGCGTTTTTGGTGGCGCTTTCGGCCTGGGCCTTGAGTTGGTCGCCCACGGTTTTCAGGCTGGAATTGATGGATTGGATATCGAGTTCGAGAGACATGAGAGATTCCTTCGGATTTATTTAAAAGTAACGAGTGACGCGGCAAAGGCCGCTGCGGTGCTGAGTGAATCGGGCGCAAGCGCGACTCGTTCGGTGGGATCACCCGCACCGCCGCCAGCCGGATCACCCGCACTGGACTTGATTTCACTGATCAGGCGCATGGCCTCGGATTTCGGCATACCGCTGGCGCGCAGGCCGGCTTCGATACGGCGCACGGCGGAAGCACTGGCCTTGCCTGCGCCTTTTTCCACTTGGTCAGACGGCAGCAGTTCATCGGCAAAGCCGCTTTCAATGGCTGTTTCTCCGCCAATCCATGTTTCAGCATCCATGAGCTTGGCCATGGATGCGCGGTCTTTCCCGGTTCTGGCAGCGTAAATGCTGGCCATGGCGTCATCAAACGGCTTGAGCGTGTCGGCAACTTCGGTCAGGTCGTTGCGGTTGCCCACAGCCATGACCCAGGCGTTATGGATCATCAGGAAGCCGGCGCGGGCAATCTGCACCTTGTCGCCGGCCATGGCAATGATCGAGGCGGCAGACGCGGCCAGGCCGATCACCTTCACCGTGACTTCACCGTCATGCTCGCGCAGCAGGTTGTAAATCGCCAGGCCTTCAAACATATCGCCACCTGGGGAATTGACGTTGACCGTCACCGGCCCGGCGCCCATGCTGCGCAATGCACCCGCGATTCGCTTGGCTGTCACGCCGTCGCCGCTCCAGTAGTCGTAGCCGATCACGTCATAGACGCTGATCGAGCGATCGCCCTCGCCGTCCGCTGCGGCGCGCACGCCGGCATTCCAGCGGTCCAGGGCGCGCGGCTGTACTTGGCTGCTTACGCCCGCGCACGGCCGGCCCTCCGGGGCACCCGGTAGCGTTTTGATGGTCATGGATTTATCCCTTCTTGTCGTCAGAAAAGCCCAGCAGCGCGCGCATGGCGGCTCGGGCCTGGGTCGCGTCGGCAGTAGCGCCGATGCCGTCCAGTGTGGTCATAGCGGCTTGTACGGTCAGCACCGCTGCATTGCCGCCCATGGGCGCGCGATCCTCCAGTTCGCGGATTTCGTCGCGCGTCAGGATGCCGTTATTGACCATGGATGCGTAAAAGGCGGCGCGGCCCGCGCTGTCCGCGCGCAGCAGGCCTTCAACGGCGAACTTGGGGTAATAGCGGGTGCGCTCGGCCGGGGTCAGCAAATCCTTGCTGATGGCCTGCTCGATGCGGCGCAGCCACGGCCCCAGCGTGAACGTCAGGAATCCGATCATCTGCTGTTCAATTCCGGTGCCCCAGCTGGTGGATTTTTCCGTGTGGCCCACCATCCAGGGTGGCACGCGGAACCATCGGCAGATCGACTCGACTGAAAAAGCGCGCGATTCCAGTAGCTGGGCGTCGGATGGGTTGATGCCCAGCGCGCCAGCGGACGTTCCGCCCTCCAGCAATGGCGCCTCGCCGCGTTCAATGGTGCCGGCCAAATTGCGCTTGAATTCTTCCCGCTGGCTGGGCTTGAGGAACGCATCAATCTTGTAGTAAATCGTCTGCAACAGCCCGTTGCGAAACGTCTTGGCGGCGGCTTTTTCTGCCGCAATGGCAGCGCCAAACACTTTTGAACCGTAGGCCACCACGGACACGCCGTTGATGCCGTCCATGGTGAAGCCGGGAATGGTCCAGATACGCGACTCAGGAATCTCGCGCATTTCGCCGTTTCCGCGCGGGTAAGTAAACACCTTGCGCCCGCTGGCGTCGCGCCCGCAGATCAATCGCTCAGGGTCCAGAAACGCCAGGCCCACCAGGCGCGGCCCGATATAGAGCTTTTCAGCCCGACCGGCCCCGCGCAGCAGCATGGATGCCACCATGGCCTCCCAAAAAACAGAGGCCGTTGAATCTAGGTTGGGCTGATCGTGAATGACGAAGTGCAGCGCGTGCTGGGAGGCAATGCGCTTGCCCGCGCTGGTGCGCTCAAACATCGACAGCGGCAGAGTGGCAATCGTCTCTGAAATCAGGCGGACGCAACTCCATACGGCGTCCAACTGCATGGCCGTCTTGGCCGTGACCACCACGCCGGTTTCGTTGTCAGGTGAATAAAGGTCGGCATCCCGCAACGTGAACGAGCGCACCCATCCATCAATCGCCGCACGGACGCGGCCTAGCGCACGGATGGGGTGAAACAAGCTCATGCGCGGCCAGCCCTGACAGGGCTACTCAACCAATCGTCCATAGACCCCATCCCTTCAGGATTGAGTGACATTAAAGTCACTGCATTAAAAGTTGCCAGCAGCGGGTCAATCTTTGCCGTGCCGCTGGCCTGTTTCGTGATGATTACGGCATTGCCGCGCGGTTCAATCTTGGCGTTGCCGGCGCACCATGCCATCATGGGCTGGCCGCCGTGGATCAATCCACCTTCAGCCAGCTTGCGTTCGGTCGTCTTGATGGCGCCGGTCATACGGAAACCCTGGCTGACGCCGATCACCTTGGGGTCCGGTATGTCAGCTTCCACCAAAGCCTCCAAAATCGCACCCAGCCCCAACGGGTCGGCGCCGATCTTGTCCAGCAGGCCGGACTCCTCGCACCTGGCGCAGATTTCGGCAACGGCGTAAACGTCATCACCGATTTGCTGCACCAGCGTCAGATCGCCGTCTTTTTCAAAGTCACGGAACCGGGCGGCCTCGCTTTTGCGCCGCTCCAGCACGCTAGGGTGTGCCCATGCGTGCGTCCAGAGCAACCATTCGCGCGTCACCTTGTCGCGCCCAACCACCGCCAGGCCCAACAAGTCGTCCAGCCCGCCGCCGTCGATTCCAATATCCACCACCTCAGAACGGTCCAGTAACTGATCCAGCGTGAGGCCTGGCGCTTTGGCCTGTTGCAGCCAGTAATCAGCACCCGGCCAGCGGTCAGAGCGCAGGTTTAGACCCAATTCCACATTCGCGTGCTTGGCCATGAACCCGCGCAGCGAGCCTTCGCCCGTCAGTTCGGCCTTCTTGAACTCGCGCTCAAGGAAGTTCTGATCCACGGAATAACCCATGTTCGGGTTCACCATGGCCATGTTTTCCAGCAGCAGGCATCGGCCATCCGCCACCATTTCGGGCGGGTGCTCCCATATTGCAGGGACAAAGCCCGGATCAATGATCGTGCCGTCACGCACGCCGCGCGCGTAGTCAAGTTTCTGCTTGAACACGCCGGCCGGGGGCTCGTCTGATTGCGTGGTCAGGTAGATCACAAAGCCTTCCGGCCTGGATGCCAACCCGCCAACCGCCTCCCGAAGCATGTTCTCTGCGCTGCCGACCTTGCCAAACAAGTGCAATTCGTCCACCAGCGTGCCGACTGACTTTTTACCGCCTACTGTGTTGCTGTCAGCGGCCAGCACCTTTAGGACTGCGCCGCTTGACCTATGGGTGATCGACTTGATGTGCGTCTGCACATGCATCAGCGCATCAAGCTCATCATCCTTTTGCACCATATCGCGGGCCGGCGCGTAGGCATTGTTTGCCACCTCGACCGTGGGAGCAAGAATCGCAAACTCTGCCGACTGGCGCCAGTTCAAAATCACGGCCGTCATCATGATTCCAGCTGCGATTGTGCTTTTGCTGTTCTTCTTTGGGATCAGCACGAACCATTCTGTAATCAGCCGGCGCCCGCTGTCCGGGTCGTAGGCGCCAAAGATCGAAGCGACAAGCTCAAACACCCACGGGGCGCAAGACTCGCCAAATGTTGGGCTCCCTGGCGCGTCCACAATCTTCAACTGCCGGAACACTGCCAGCGCCTGTTCTGCCTGCTCGGGAAAGATGGGCGGCGGGATGATCGACCGGCCAGCCGTCAGCCGGTCAGCCCAATCAGTGCAGCTTGTCTGCCATTCAGCCACGGTTGCTTACGAGCCGGGGCGGGGCCGATGCGCCGAACTTGCCGGCGCCGGCCTTCTTGGCTGCGTCCTGTTGCGCATCCTTAACGCCGCCCTCGCCTTTTTTGGCATGGATGTATTGCGCGGCCGTCTTGGCAGCATCCAGCCGCAGCCGGTCCTCTACCTCGTTGTCGTTCATCACGGATAGCAAGAATTCCAAAGGCGACTGAGTGCCATTGGTGGCAATCGTCAGCTTTTCCTCTTGCTTCTGTGGTGGTCGGCCGGCACCCTTACGAGCGCCGCCGCTCTTGCCGGGTTTACCTGCCATTTGAATTCCTTTTGAATACGGGTTTTTTCCGCGAATGAGATACAGTGGGGTTTCGGCCGGTCCAGGGCTCCAGACTTCTACCCCGCCCCTCCCCTCGCTCCAGCCACGATGCACCGCCAAGCCATCAGGACGGCGCATGCGAAGCGTTCAGCCTCTAGCCCTTACCGTGCCTCGCCTTGCCCTCTGCTGCGCTCTTGCGCGTATGACAGCCATCAGGCCCGCCGCAGAGGGTTTGCAGGTTGGCCATATCCATAGCGGCACCGCCTTGCTCAAGCCCGACGATGTGGTCAACCTCGTTGTCTCGCCTTACGATTCCGCATGAGCGGCACTGGTAGCCATCACGGGCCAGCACAGCATGCCGGACTCGCATCCATGCGCTACCTCTTACCCGCTCAGTCGCGCCCGCCTTGGTGTCCAGCACCTTGACCCGCAGCGTATTGAGTACAGCCAGCTTCGGCTTAAGCATCTTCATAGCCATGCGCGACCTTATGGGATTTACCTTGCGGCAGGTCCGACCATTCGCGGCGCGCCTGATTGCACGGGACCGCATTCGTGGGATAGACGCCAGCATTTAAGCCCGTGCTGGTGCGCGCTCAGGCTGCGCGAATGAATCGGGCGCTCAAAGGGTGCGGGCGCTATCGCTATTGGAACGAGTCCGACAAGGGTGTTCGATAGGCCCGCGTAAACGATAGCCCGATGCTTTTGCAGAGCGGGGACGCAAAAAAGCCGCCTGATCTTTCAATCGGCGGCTGTAATATTTAGACGTGGCTGTCCTCGGTGGCCTAACTCTAGCTCAAAACGCCATCCCGTGCAAGCTCTTTCATTAATTTATTTCGCGCTTCCAAAATTAAAACGCTCCGCTCCATCTCGCACTCAGGCAATCGAGGCGAGCGCCACACCGCAGGCCCGGCCATGTTGCGCGCTTGAAACTGCAAGGCGGTCAGCCATGGTTGCGGCACGCGGTAGGCGGCAGCATCAAACGACTCCATCACCGAATCATCGAGCGCGGCATCCAGCGCCCCGTTATCGTCATCATACTGCCTCGACGCCCTCGCCCCCCTGCAAGTTGAGTCTTGCGTGGGGTAGCCCTTGCCCATACTGCATCGACTGCCCCACTGGTGCCATCGAACCATTAGCGAATTAAGCAGGTTGTCGATGTCATCAATCATGCGGTTCCTTTGGTTGACTCAAGCCCACACACCAGCCAGCGGGAAAGCCCGGCGCTGCGCCATCATTGCCTTTGACAGCATCGGCACCACGGCCACCCTGACCGGCTCTGGCTTCGGTCGCGGCAGCATCTCGCGCCAGTTGTCCGCCACCCGGAATTGATGCGACTTTGTATCGCGGTCGGCAACAAGCAACCCCAGGCCCACTGCGCGGCGCAGGTACATGCTGACGTTGTGCCGATCAATCGGCAACTCCCGGCAGACCTCACCCGATCCACATGCACCGAGGCGGTCCACGATCTGGCAAACCTGCAAAACACGGTACCCGACTCTCTTTAGTGGCTGGGTCATGGTGCGGCCTTGATGTTGTGGAGGCCTTCAACGCCGCGAACCAGATCAAAACCCTCTAGCTGCCGGTTCCATAGCAAATCATCAATCTGCGCCTCGGTCAGCGGCTTGCGCTCGACTGGTGCGGCCTTATTGTGGTCGCAGTTCAGGCAGCATTCGCCGGGGATGAGTGTTTTCCAGCCGCACTCGCCACACAACGCCAGCGCGGTCTGGTCGTAGGGTGTGGGCTGGGGTGCGGCGTAGAGCCGATGCTCTCCATCTGGCAGGCGATCCCACGACAAAAGTCGAGGCTCGCGCTCATCTTTATAAAATCCTATGACTGCTACCACTTGTGCAGGCTGGGCTGCAGTGCTGCCAGATGGCGCGTACAACTCACGGAATCCGGCCACGCCGATTACGGCAAACAGCTCGGCGTCGTAAAAGCGCCTGAAGTCGTCCGTCCCGCTCATATAGGCCAGGCGGACCTGATCGCGCAAAGCGGCCTGCTGGGCAGCGGTTTCATTCATCATCCGGGTCAACTGCTTGACGTGGCGCACGACCATCGCATCCGTTTCGACATCGGGCCAGTGAGCGCCTGATTCCAGCATCACGCGGTCGATTTCGATGAGTGCGGCTGCGTCCTGGTACACCGGCTCAGCCTCTGGCGCTGCAAGGGCGGCGATCAACGGCTCAAAGGACTTTTCAATCGCACATTCAAGCCACCTAGGAAGCGCGGCTTTGTTTTTATTCCATTCGTCAAGCGCCATCGTCGCAGCTTCGCGCAGGCTGGCGGTCATTTGGCGGCTCCGATGGCAGCAGCGGCGCGAACGATGGCGCGGCGGGTGGCCGCCAATGGGTCTGGTGCTCGGTGCTCACTAGCCCATAGCATCCGTTCTTCGTCGCCGTATTCGTTTGCGACCACCTCGACCCGGTTGCTTTTCAATTTAACGGGGTCTTGCAGGATGTCCAGGTTAAGACTTACAGCCAGCCGCAGCGCATCGCCATCGTCGGTGAGTGGATACCAAAACCGGATGTACTCACTGTTGAGGTCGTCCGTCCAAAGCTGGCAGGCGCCAGCCAAGTTAAATTTAGCCCGGTAGCCAATGGCTTTCGCCGCCATCTCCAGCAACTCGCGGTCGCTGGCATTTGATAAAATCTTTGAATCCATTTCGACTCCTGTTTAGTTGATTGGCTAGAAGCCCGTACCGTGTTAACGCACCGTGCGGGTTTCGCATTTGTAGCTCGTATTTTACCAAAAACAAGCGCGCTTTAGTCGATATTTCACGCATTTATTTATAGCAAACTTCCTTTACTGCGCTTTCGTTTACTCCGGTTTTGATGGTTCAATTTCCGCTATCGTTTTTGATGAACAAATAGCCTCCTGAATTATCCGCTTCAGCCATATCGCACCACCCCGCGCCTGGATGGCTTGGGCCACCTCTGGCGCGACCCGCACCCGCAGTAAGACGCTTTCCGGCGCCTTGGGCCTTCCGGCCCCTTCTCGCTTGCCGCCTTTCATGCTTCGTACAGATCGCGCTTTGCGACCCGATGTTCGACTGTTTGCTTGTTGCCGTCGCGTCCAAAAGTCTGAATAACCAAAACACCGCGCGGCGTCACTGCAATGACACGAACGCTCCCGAAGTTGCTGTGGTCATAAGTCTTTCCAACTTCAATGGTTTTTGCTGGCTTCATTTTGTTTCCCTAGTTGCGTTGTTGATGTATGAATTATAAGCACAACAATCAGACAACGCAACAGGCAGAACGATTTATTTTTATGCTGCCTCCAAATAATGCAAATCCACCTCACGCGCGGCAGCAGTTGCATGCAGGAATTCCAGCCAGTCCGAAAACTGCTTTTTGCCGAACTTGGACGTTCTCGCCCCGAGTAGCACCATGCCGCCATCCAGTCCCGGCGCGACGCGGGCGACCTCCTGCCGAAAAGCCGCAGTCAGCAAGTCCTTCCAGTCCTCTTTGCTCAAAAACTCCATGCGGCCATTGATGGGCCATTGCAGCTGGTCAGCAAAGGCTTGCAGCAGCGGCCACTGGGCGGCGTTCTGATCCAGTGTGCGGTTAGGCTCTGCCACGGTCACGATGTACCCATCCGGCGCGTCCTGGCAGGCCTTGGTGGCACGGCGGCGGGCTTCGGTGTGGGCCAGCCTAAATAGCTGCTTGCTCATGCCCGCGCCTTGAAGTTGCGCGCCGCCCAGTCGCCAAACGCCCCGGCCGGCGTGTAGCCCAGCCCGCAAAACCCCGCGCGGCCCCGGCAGTACCACAGGCCATTGAATTTCGTCAGTAGCGGCTTCATGCTGCGGCTTTCAAAAGTTCTCGGGTTTTGGCCATGTAATCAGCCTTGATGGCCTTGATCTGGTCGGTCGTGTAATGCTTGGGTGCGTTGTCAGACTCCAGCGCCTCGACGGCCTCAAGACCTATGCGCTCGATCAGGTTCAGACGAAACGAGGCATTGACGGTGTACCCCTTGCGGGCGTACTTGCTCGACCCGGCGTTACAGGACTTGCATTGCAGCCAGATATTCAAGGGCTCCAGGGCTAATTCTGGGCGAGCGCCTTTGCTCAGAAAATGCCCGCCGTCCCATGCGCCACCCGGCTTCCATGCTTCGGCGTTGACTTCTTCCTGTGTCCGGCCGCAACTCATGCAACCGTAACCCCTGGCGAGTTCTTCAAAGCGTCGGAACTTTTGGGCCGCCTTCTTGGCCTCGGCCAGCCACTGCCCGCGCGTTTTTAGCTTGTCGCGCTGCACCTTGTCCGCCTTGCGCTCGCGCACCGCCTTGATTTTTTCCAGCTTTCCGCGCACCGACACCGCCAGTGTTTGGGCGCAGGCGTACCCGCACACCGTCGACAAAGGCATGCCGCCCGTATATTTGGCCTTGCAGACCTTGCACGTCTTTTGCTTGAGGCACGGGGCCGCGTATTGGCCCAGCACCTTCTCGGGCGGGCGGCGAAGTAGTGGGGCGCGGTTCATTTGCCACCCCGCACGGCATCAATCCCAGCTTGCACAATGTCGCGCGCCGAGGTTTGCTCCCACCAGATTGGCTTGTAAATACCCATGTCGACCTTGAATTTTCCGATGATGGCCAGTTGCTTTTTGGTGTACGGGATAGGCCCTGACGGCCGGTACGTCGCAGCCCGGCGAATTGCTTCCTCCATTGCCTGGCGGGCCGCCATCGCAGCCGCAACAAAGCCGGCTGTATCGGGCGTCACGGCGTATTCCCACTGCGTCGCGCCGCCTTTTCGGTGCGTCAGGGTAAAGCCCTCGGCGGGCATCGTGATGTAATCGTATTTTTCGGCTTCAACGATGGGCACGTATTTACGGCCGCTTTTTCTGTACCATGTCTCGCGGGTCATTTCAATCCTTCGTGTTTTTCATCCAGTGCCGCCAACTGCCTAAGCCGCTTGGCAAACAAGCCAGCGTCAAGCGGCCTATGAAGCGCGCAGGCGTGAGTCGGGGGTAATGCCGTGTACCTGGCTTTTAAATCGCAGGGCGCCATGTTTGCGGCCTTCAGCCAGCTTGTTTTGATGGACCAGTGTTTGCAGGTTGCGCAAATTGCAGTCATGCGGACACCTTGATTGCAAAAACTTGCACAGGCTCACCGCCGAAGAACTCATGCTGTATCGTTTTTTCGACATAACCACGCCACGGGAATGTCATCCGTCGCTCCATGTCACCGCGTGATGGGTAGCCCTTGGTCACAGTAACGAAGCCATAGCTTCGGTTTTCCAGCCGCTTGCGCCAGTAAGGCGTACAAAGCCGGAATTCTTCAAGCTTCGCGCCGGATTTGATCTGGTCAAAATAGATACTCTTAAGCGGAAGAATGAGGGTTTTCATGGATGTGCTCCAAAATAAATAGCAATTACGCGAACGGTCCAGACGATTGCGTGAAAACCAAATGCAATGCCAGCCAACCACACGAAAACAATTGCGCCTTGAATGAATGCGCTAACAATGCTGATCCATCCAATCAGATTGCCGGCCATCCAGACAAGCAGACTGAAGATGAAATGAGCACCCACCGCCAAACCGATAAAGTCGGCGCTCATGCCACCACCTCAGCCAGCGAGCAATCGACGTGCGAAAGGTCGCCAGTCGACAGCAGCGCGGCGTTGATCTGCTCGATGGTCACGGGCTCACCCTTGAGCGCGCGGTCCAGCACCTTGCGGGCGTGGTCCAATTGTTTGGCGGTCGGCTTGCGCCTGGTGGTAGTGCTGCTCATATCCCGGCCCTGCTTCCTGCGCTGTACGACGATTTAGACGGCGCCTGGCCCGACCAGCCAGAAAAGCGCGTCTGATCCCCGATGTAGGCCAGATTCACCATGCCGCAGCGGCCTTGGCGGTTTTTGGCAATGCTGACCTTGGCGTAAAGCTTCCATTCGTTGCCCAAGTCTGGTTTTGCTTGAATTGGGCGGTGAACGAACATCACCACGTCGGCGTCCTGCTCGATGGCGCCCGAGTCCCGAATGTCGGACAGCGACGGGGTGGCGTCTGCCCGTTCTTCCACCTTGCGATTGACCTGCGCGAGACAGACCACGGCAATGTCCAGTTCCTTGGCCAGCGTTTTCAGGCCCCGGCTGATTTCCTCCAACTGGTAGGCGCGCGGCTGCTTGGCATCCAATCCGGACATCAGACCGATGTAATCAATAATCAGCACATTCAGGCCGTGCAGGCGCTTGATGTTGCGGGCCTTGCTGCGCACCTGGTTGATGTTCAGGCCGCCCTGGTCGGACACAAAAAAGTTAAGGCGCTTGGACTTCTCCACCCCATCCAGCACCCGGTCCCATGCCAGCCCATCGCCTTTGCTTGGGCGCTTGACGCTTGACAAGCTGACATTGCCCAGCATGGCTGTCATGCGGTCACGCACTTCGTTGTGCGGCATTTCCATGCTCAGCATGGCCACGCTGTAGTCCTCGGCCATCGTCAGGCCCATGGTCATCCCTAGCGCGGTTTTCCCCATGGACGGGCGCGCGGCCAGAATTACCAGTTCACCGGGGCGCAAGCCGCCTTCAAGGTATTCGTCCAGATCCGCAAGCCGTGTCGGCCACACCTTCATGTTGCCCTCGGCGCGGTCATCCAGTACCTGTGTATGCAACGTCATGCCTTCGAAGGCGCTCACGAACTCGTCACGCGGTGCGTCGTCGATCAGCTTTGCCAACTGCCCTTGAGCGGCCTCCACGCGGTCGTCAATGCTGCGGCTGTGGTCCTGGCTCAATTCCTGCAATTCGCCGCTAACGGCCAGCAGGGCGCGGCTCTTGCTGCGCTCAATGACGATTTCCGCATAACGCCGAATGTTGGCGGCGCTCGGGATGTACTGCGCCAGCCGGTTCAATTGCGCCAGCGTGGTTTGCTCACCCATCGCGGAAAACACCGTGAGAATGTCGCAAGGCTGGCCGGTCACGATCTGGCGCGAGACTTCGGTGAAGATTTCCCGCAGGCCACCAGCCGAGAAATGCTCGGGCTTGAGCTTGTCGCTCACCCGGTCAAGGACGGAGTTATCCAGCAGCAGGGCGCCGATCAGCGCCGATTCAGCCTCGATGCTGGCGAAGGCGTCCAGGGTGTAAAGATCAACGGCTGCGTTCATGCTGAGTCCTTTGTTTTTTCGATGACCTGAATGCGGCCTTTTTCAGACATCAGAAAGTCGATGCTGCAAACCCATCCTTCGTGCCCTTGGGCTTTTTGGCCCCGGCCCATCAGGAAGTCGTTTGAACGGGTGCGCTCGAAATAGGCGCGTGTCCATTCCAATGCGGTGGCGGCATCCGTTGCCCGTACCGTGCCGTCAGAGCGTTTGCTGGTCAGGACGAATTTCCAGAAGCTGCTGATGGCGCGTTTGCGTGGAGCGCCAAGCAGTCGAACGACTGGAAGCTCTGGCAGGACTTCGTGATAAAGATCAACGATTGAGCTTGTCGGGCAAGTCGGCAGGCTTGACCTGGCGACAGAAGCGTTAGCTTCTTCTTTATCTGTATCTGCTTCTGTATCTGTATCTAGCCGCGTGACAAGTTTGTGACTGTCACGATCAGTCACGCGTGACAAGTCCGTGACATTGGAATTAGGTGCTTTTGCGGCTCGTTCACGGCGCTTGCGTTCGGTCGCGGTGCTGTCCCGATCTGAGACAAACTGGCGCTTGTTCCATGCCACTGGTTGCCAGTCGCCATCAATCAAACCCGCCTCTTTCAACCGCTTTTTAACGTCGCGGATAATGCCGTGGTCAATCCAAAGACGTTGGGCAACGATTCGGTTCAACAGGTTTTCGTCGGCTGTATCGTCGATTGCGCCGTCTGACTTCAAGGCAAGAATCCCGATGAAGTGGCGTTGATCCTCGAAGGCCAGCGCGATCATCTTGGGGTCGTTCAGGAAATCCGTATACATACGGAACCAAGGCATCTTGCTACTCATACCAAACC